TTTAGTATTAAATTTATCGAACCAATGTTGGATAATTTTCTGTAAATTTCCTGATATCTTAATTTCATTTGGACCATGAAATTTAGCAGTCTTGTATTTATTAAATATAAATTTTTTATTCGTCTTTGACCATAATAAATAATTAATACTTTTATCTAAATTAGGATTCAATCTAGTTATTACTTTCATAGGGCTATAATCTATCCTAACAGGTGGGTTCATTGTATATAAACTCATAATTAGATAGTCTTGATAAGTATTAAATGTTTTCGAATCTGATAAATCTTCTCGTAAATCCATTAATTTACCGAATGATATCCAATTAGCCCTTTCCTTTTCCGTCGGTTCATTAGTATCTTCTTTAGCTATTCTTTCTTTTTCAAGTTGCTGAAATGCTTTTTGATATTTTGTTAGGGCTGACTTTGGTACTTTCCATTTCGGATTTTCTTTAATTAATTTCATAATTCTTGAAAAATATGTCCTACGAGTCCCCTTATTATCGTATTCTTTATTAATTGTTTCTATAACCTTCTTGGCGTTGGCTAACTCATTAATGAAACTCCCACCAAGCATCACTTTTAAGCGATTTATAGTCGATTGATAATTTTCTAATGTTTTTTCAGCTTTTTCGTCCATTAAATACTATATATATAATATTATGCGAAAATATGCCTGAAATTTTTGGGTTCAAGGAATTTTTTAGGCGCTGGCCATAATCCAACTTTTTTAAGATAATGTAATGTACCTTCATTATTAATTTCTTTAAAAGTATTGATCATTTTATCTAATATTTTAATTACTTCTTCAGGTCCATATTTATGTTTACCAATATTTGTTAAATCAGTCCAAACCCAATCAGGCAATTCAAAACCAGTTATTTGTGATAATCTTACCTTAGTCCTTTGAATTTGATCATATAAATCATTAATAGGTGGTTTCTTAATGCGTTCTAGCATTGTCTTAATAGTATCTAATTCTGATTTAACTTGATTTAATAGATTATAATCTGATTTCCATAAATAAACTAATTTATTCATAACAATTTGGGCATCTCTATCACGCATAACATAGCATAATGAATATAATCTTTTAGCATATTTAATCATATTATGATATTTCGGCAAAGGAGAATAATAATATTTGGCTACCTCTGATTTTAAATTATTGATAACTTGTTTTCTATCACTTGCTAAATTCGTAATTTTTCCATATTCATCAACATCATCGCCTAATGCCTTACTAATATAATCATGTTTTTTTGAATAGGTATCATAATAAATAACTAATAAATCGCTAACTTCGGTATAATTACCATTTACCTTAATCCAAACATCAGGCTTTACGATAGAATATTGATGTTCTTCGCCTTTTTTTAATATTAATCCTTCGGGTTCTTGTTTACAATCATTTAAGGCTTCTTCTAATGATATTTTACGTCCAGCGCTTAATACTTTAATACCATCTAAAATTTCGTTTGTTGTCCAGCGTAAAATAACAATATTCCTTAAGATTTCTTTCATATTTAGAAAATCACCGATTGTAATATGTGGTTTGGCTAATTTCTTTAGGGCTTCATATGTTTTTAGATCTATTAATTTTTGGTCTAACATAAATTTAAGATCATTATGAACTTTTTTAGAATCGAAAAAATTAACTTGGAGTGCATTATTGCGTTTATTAGGTCCAGCCACTCCCCAATATTTTCGGGAGACAATTGTAAAAATAATTCGATCATGACAAATTTTGACATCACCCAAATAAACCCCTGGTGTTTTGATGATCTTATAAACTAATGCTTGAATTAAGGTACTAGCAGATTGTAAAGCTTGTCGACGATCACAAGGATTTTTATAACATAATCTTATTTTTTCATAAAGATCGATATCACCGGGATAAGGTTGAGCGCGAAAAGTCGCTGACCCATAGAATCGGACATGATCAGGATTATATGAGATAAGACGGACAGCCTTAAAAAAGTCATCTGTCATCATATCTTTCCGTTTCTTTCGTGTTACAAGATCTTTATCGACTGGAAAGTCTTGTTTATTCATTATATATTAAGGATATTTAAAAATTCTCAACTATTACATATGAGTTATTTGAAACTATTTAATAAAATCCTTCAATTAGATTCTCAGATATCTAATTTTGGTGGTAAAAAATCAGAAGAACAAAAATTAAAACAATTAGATGCTGAGATTGATGATGTCTGGAAATTTTATATTAATTTTTATAATACACTTATAAAATCTCCGGTAACTCCAGAAAGTGCTAAAGACGAAATAGGTCAATTGAATGCATTTTATTATACGAGTTGGTTGGCATTCCTAAGAAATAAAGAAAATCCAAGGAAAGAGCGAAAAAAGGTATTAGTCGCTGCTAGAAAAGTTTTCATTCATGAATTAGAACCAGCTATCAAAGATGTATTAATTGATAAAATACGTGTCCTCGATAAGGATAGAGTCGAAGAATATTTAAAATATGCTACAATAGGTTGTTATGAAACAGGTGTTTATCCTCATCATAAAGATTGGGAACGTCTAATGAAAAATGTTGAGAAAGTGGCTTATCAATTTGTCAATACTGGAAAATATCCAAATTTTAAAAAAAATATGGACGATTTTTTCAGATATGCTGAAGATGTATTGAGAGGGATGTTTTTAACTTATAAATTGATTTATACTTATCCCTATAAAAATGCTAAATTAAAACGATTTACTGCTACTACTTTTGTAGACAGTGTTATGAATGATATTTATGATAAATATAATGAAGTGCCAAAAAGCATAAAATATTATTTTGAACCTCATTATGATATTCAATATAAACAAAATGTTAGCACGTATGTTAGATCATATAGTAAAAATGTACCATTTCCTAAAAAAGATAATAAAATATTGTCTCATAATTTTTCTAAATTAAATCCGGTCGAACGTAGATGGCAATATTTTAAAGATTTTGTTAACTTATGGTTTGATGATTTCATAAGTCTTATTATGAGAAATCGCTTATCATTATTACCCGAATTAAAAGGTAAAGTTTGTTAATATAAATATTTAAAAATTACGCAAATATATGAACAAAGTTCTTAGCATCAACATATTTTTTAGATGCTGGCCATAGATCGACCTTTTTTAGATACTGTTTAGCTCCTTTATTTGCTAGATCCTTCAAATATTTAGTAATATAATCTATCTTTTCAATAACCTGATGTTTTGAATATTGATTAGTCGCTATTTTCTTTAAATATTGATATATGACAGGTTTTATTTTAACATTTAAAAGTTGAACTAATCTAAGTTTAGTTTGATCAGCTTGTTCATATAATTTAGATAATGGTGGATTGGGTAATTTTTCTAACATGTCTTTTATCGTCGTTAAATCTGCTTTAACTTGATTAATAAGATTATAATCAGATCGCCAAAGATAGACTAATTTTTCTAAAATCTTTCTTGAATCTGGAGTATTAATCATTAATGCTAATGTCCATAAACGTTTAGCATATTTAATAACATTATAAAATTTCGGTAATGAAGAATAATAATATTTTGCTACTTCCGATTTTAAATTTTTAATAATTAATTTTGAATCTGGTGAAAAATGACTAATATGATCTATTTTACCTGCCATAGTATGATATGAAATAACAAGTAAGTTAATAAGTTCGATATATTTACCATTTACTTCCATCCAGATATCAGGTTTAATAACTGAATAATTTACTTCATCATTATCTTCGATAGGCATTTCAGGTACATCAGTTTGTTTACAATTATCAATAGCTTCTGCCAATGTAATTTTACGATTACCTGGTAATATCTTCTCTCCTTTCATTAATTCATCATAATCCCATCTTAAAACAACAATGTTTCTTAAAATTTCTCTCATTTCTAAAAACATAGCAATGGTAATATGGGGCTTAACGAATGGAATTAATTTATGATAATCTTTATCAGTAATTAATCCCCTTTTTAACATTTCTTGAAGATCTTCTTTAACTTTTTTTGAATCAAAATCATAAACGGCTATTCCATTATCTTTTTTATTAGGTCCAGCAATACCCCAATGTTTTTTAATAACATATTGTAAAATAGCTTTATCATTGCAAATTTTTGTATCACCCAAATAAACCCCTGGAACTGCTGTAAATTTTCTAATTAAATCTTGAACTAATTTAGCCGATTGATTTAATGCTTCTTTTCTGGAACATCCTTTAGGGCATAATTCAATTTTTTCATAGGCATCAATATCACCGGGATATGGTTGTGCTCTAAAAGTATTAGAACCATAAAATCTAATATTTTCTGGCACTACCGCAATAATCTTTAATGCTCGATAAACATCTTGTGGATATTGTGTTTTTGTTTTTTTCTTAAGAAGATATTTAGTCGATATTGGAATTGGTATATTTCTTCTTATCAGTTGATAAGGCATTATAATAATAAATAAGATATTTTAGATATAAATAATTGCTAATCTGATTAATTATATCATGCCTATCGGTCGCATTTACAATGCTACCATCGAAATTATCCCACAAAGACCAAAAATTAAGATCACTCGCCCTAAGAGACCTAAAAAAAAGCCATTAACTGAAGAGCAAAAAATACAACATTATAATTATTATAGTGAATTAGCTAGACAGAGGCGATTTCAGAAAAAATACTTTAGCGAATATGCATTTCAAGATGATTAAAAATAAAATTTATTAATTATCGTCTATATAAACAATAATTAATATATAAAATTATAAATGCCGAAATCAAAAAAACCTTCAACGCCGAACTATGAGAAAGTTAGACAAACAATTTTAAAAGAGAAAAAATTAACTGATCATGATCATACTTATTTATCTATGATATGTGATAAAATTGGTCATCCTGATGGAATAGCTTGCCCAAGGGTTTTATTAACAAAAGAGGGGAAAAATATAGTTGGAGAATGTATTTTATCAATCTCTAAAAGAGTAGAAGAGAAAATACCTAATGCTAAAGTACAATTTGTTAATTTATTTGATGATTAATATTAAAATGCTTTTTCGCATTTTTAATATAATAGAGCTAATAGAAATTTTTAATAGAAGAATAAACAGAGACAGACGGATAGTCGGCTTATTTCGCGCGAAATAAGCCGACTATCCGTCTGTCTCCGTCTATTCGTTAATATAAACAATTATTAATATAATATAATTATTATTATGTCCGAAGAAAAACTGTCTGAATTAATGGGTGAATTAAAACAACTCGATTATAAAATAACTCATGCTAAGTCGCTCTGTTATAATTCTAAATTTTTTAATGATTGTCCGGGTCTATATGATAAATCAAAAGAAATATTAGATACATTAGAAGATAATCGCCGAAATTTAAGGACTCAAATTAATACCTGTAAAATAGAAATTAAGGTCAATGAGGAAAAAGAAATAAAAAAGAAAAAGGCTAAGGAAGATGTGAAGGAAATAAATAAGAAGATAAAGAAGATGAAAGATAAGGGGATTATATAGATGCTAATTTTCTCTTTTCTTTTAATTCTTGTCTTTTTGCATAAATCTTTTCCTTATTCTTTTGAAAATATTCAGCTTCATAGGCTTTACGTTTAGGTGAATTTTTTCTTTGTTCTTTTGCTTTCTCTTTTGGATCGGCTACATATGCATCTTGCAAATTAAGAGCTGGTTTAAGTAGATTAATATAATATTGTTCCCTCATTCTTAATTCATCGCAATTATTGCAAGGGTAAGATTCTAAAAGAACAATCTTAAATTTATCCATTCCTATTTCATTCATTCTTTTATATTCATCTCGCCTTTTCGCATCAGTTCTATGACCTCGCATTCGTCGAGATAACATTTGAGTTGTAGAACCGACTTTTATTTCATCCGTTTCTGAATTAACTAATTTATAGATCTTTCCATTTTGATAATTGGGCATGTTTTTTTTTGTCTTTTTATAAGGTTGACTATAGTCTTATCCTTATATCATTTCGGGTCTAAATTTTTTAATATAAATAATAAGTAATATTATATACAAATGCCAAATCGCAAACAAAGAAAAATCCAAAGAGCTACAAATAAATTAACTCCTAAACTTCGAGATAATGGCACTATTGATTTTAAAATGACTCCCGAACAAGTTAAGGCCTTAGAAGAAGGAAAAGCAAAATTATTTTTCAAAGGCACTATTCATGCTCAAGGGTCAGCCTTTGATGGTTATACTTTTGCGCCTTTGACTTTACCTTTTCCCTTTAGTATGCGATTAGAAGAATCTAAAAAAGATCCTATTAATATTAATGAAGCAACAATTGGAAAAAAAGATATGGGGCCTCCTATACAAGCTTTACAAAATGCCAATGGATCAACGGTATAGTGATGAAGGTATGGATATTTATAGTGAATTACAAGATCTTATCGATCAATATTTTACAGAAATAAATGATAATAGATGATTTTCTAACTAATTATATATGTCTGATAAAAAATATGAAAAAGCTAAAGAGAAAGTATTAATCATAAAGGCTATTGTTGAAAAATATGGTATTAATCAATGGTATACTGAAAAGGGCAAATTAATCGCTAATGGTAATAATGATCGAGAAGCTCAAAAAGATGCTGTAGGAGTTATTAAAAATAATAAAAAAGAATTATTAGGGTCTAATGTTATTTATGTTAAAGTTATCTTTCATGAAGATAAAAAGACCTTAATGAATAAGGCTGAAGGTGGTATTGAAGTTAGAATCGCTATTTATACTATTAAAACTGTTTTGGGTAAAATATCATTACAATTAAGAGATGATACACATTCTTTAGTTCATATTTTTTATAATTATAAACATCTTGATGATTTCGAATTATCGCAATTAAAAAAGTTAGCCAAAATGGTTTTAGATAATAAATTAAAAACTAAAATTTTTTCAGGTTATCAATTTCATAAACTAAAATAAAAATGCGAAAAAGCATTTTAATTTTTATATGGGTATAATAATATATAATGTCTTATTTTACTACAATGGAAGATTTTTTAGCTGAAATGTGTAGCCGTGAAGATAATCACCGTTATGTTGATGCAACTAATTCACCTTGGGGGGTTGATGAAAAACGAAATTTATATATTAAATCTGGAGTGGGCAATAAAATTATTCATCGTGGAGAAGTTAAAATCATGTTACAAAGACCTAATACTTCTTTTGTCTATGTTGAAGATCAAGACGAAGAAAAAGAAGATAGAGTAACGATTTATAAAACTACTACAGCCCAAAAAATGAAAGTTATTAATGAGATAGTTTTTAAATAAAAAGATCTCTAATAATTAATATGGCATACATTGAATTAAAAAAGTATTTGCCCGATCAATTATTAGATCATATTGTTATGAAATATCTTATTCCTAGCGAAGAAGAAATGAAAAAGAAATATGATAGTGTAATAAAACAATATAAATCAGCTATTTTAGGACCTGTCTATTTTCTTTCTGGCGATCCTGATGATGATGATGATTTATTAAGTAGATTTGCGAGATTAGGTTTATTAAAAAAAGTTATGAGAAATAGTCAAATAAAAATAGATTATATGAGTAGCCTAGAAGAATCAGATAATAGTAATACCACTAGTGATTCTGATACAGCTAGTGAACTCGAAATTGCTCGAGCCATTATTGGTACGAGACATAGAAATTGTTGTCATCGCCATCATCCAGAAGAATTTGATATAGCGGGTAATCCAATTTAATTAATTTTTTTAAATAATAAAAGAATTAATTAATTTATTCCTCATCGCTATAATCAGAATTATCGGCCCTTTCGAGACGAGATTCTAATTCATCACGATCAATCATTTGACCACCTCGCATATGACGTTTACGTCTACCATGTCCTTTAAGTCCTACTGCTCGTTTAATTAGAGGCAAAGCAACTTCACGGCCTAAGACTGGAAGAGCTTGTTTAACAAATGGAGCAGCGTGACTAAATAGTTTCTTAATAGAACCGAAGAAATTACCACCATAAATCTTTTGAGCATGCTGATAATCAAGAAGGGGCTTAGCATGAGCATCAAGAACATCCTTTTTACTGATAACTCCAATTTGTGCAACGGATCTGTTCTCGGTGATGCAAAACGTTCCTTCGGACACGATTATAACATATAGAGATGGCAAGAGAGGGGTCGCGGGGCCTTCTCCGATTTGAAGATCCGGGGCAATATTCTTGAAGTTTGCGGTTAATTGAAGTTGGTACGTACCGAGCATTCCAGGCCCTTCAAGATCGTTCAAACCGATATCGTCACCAAAATCTACGCAGAGAACAGACCCTACTTGCTGAGTCCATTGAGTCCACGAGAGCTGACAGCCGTTTTTGACGGCCATCGCGTATAAATCTTGCTGACTAGCTCCACTCAAGAGACCAGCTCGGTTATTCCAGTTCACGGAAATAGATTGGAGAGCCATGAAAGTATCAGAGGCATCCCAATTAAGCTGAGGTTGAGTATTATATTGTTGATTAGATCGGCGAGCCAAGATATACATACGTCTAGGAATCGAATTAAGTTGAATATTTGCACTATTGTATGTATAAACCGTATTATCCGGAACAGCGACCGAGTTAGGGGCACATAAGACTTGATCTGTAGGATATCGGTTAACCTCGAAGTAATCGTAGTAAATAGCGCGGGGAATTGGCGTGACCTCTTGCGGCGTCATGTATCTGAAGAACAATTGAGGCGAGCCATTAATTGTTACAGCAATATTGGAAATTGTAGAACTTGAAGTAACATCATGAGACCATAAGTGAGCCAAATTGCCAAATGTCACGTTAAGATCAAATGTTTGAAGACCAATAAAGCCTGCTTCCTCGCCATGAGTGCCAAACAACATAGGAGAGAGGAAAAGAGGTTCAGTAACTGTCAAAGTCAAACTGGAAGACGTGCCACCAGCTGGGTTAACAACATTACTAATACCAGCAAATCCACCACGAGCGAACTCATAGACGTTAGTACCATATTGTTCTAGAGGATTTCTATTACTTCCCGAGCCTTGGAAATATTGGGGGAATTGATCCATCATCGAAGGCGTAACGGAATAATCATAATTATGCATAGGATCAATATCATTATGATATCTAAGAAGAGGTTGAATAACATCATTAAGATTGACTGAGACGTCCGTGTTATTTAATTTTGCCGTCAAAGTTGTAATACAAGATGACAAAGGATAAGCACGAGGAGCATCACGAGCCGAACCACCAGGAGCGTTACCAGCAACCGAAACAAATGCAGGTGAAGGGTTTTGTAGGACCCCAAAGTTAGGACCTACACTTGTGCCGGTGAAGGTCAAATTGAAGGAGACACTTAGCCAGATCTTGCGATCTACTAAGATTCCAGGCGATGGAGGCGGGGCTGTGAACTGAATAGAATTTGCTGAGAATGATTGCGTGGTAATAACTTTCCACGAAGTTTCAGCAGATCCTTTCAGTATACTATAATTTTTACTTTCGTTTATCTGGGCTTGAGGTATCACTGTCTTACACACAGGTAACGGGAACAAAGCTAATGACATTATAGATTATAATATAATATCAGATAAAAAAAGTACAGGGGATATTTAAACTAGATTTTTTAAAGCCTCGGCCATATTTTCAGGGGTTAATGCTCCTAAGTTAAATTTCTTCTTTCTGAAAAGGAATTTTATGCTTGCCTCATCAAATGGCGGGATAAGTAGAGGGAATAACTGATTTTGATTGGACTCCCAATATATCTTTAAATCAAATCTTCTTAGAGGTTGATTCGATGTAAATGATACCAATCGATATTCAGACTGTGGGAAATATTGGAAATAACTTCTTGCATCTGGTCCCTGAGCTACAACGGGTTGAAAATCTGTCAAAATGCGTCTATAATTTTGTGCACCATCACCATTAAGAGATGGTTGATATTCAGCCTGAATTGGAATAGACCCAGTTGTGAACACAATATTTCTAAAACTATTCCAATTATATAATGATGGAAATTCTTGACTCATTTGGAAAATAGCTCCCGTATAATGGGCTGGAGGCGCTGGAGATAAAGCCCATGATACACCGACTGTAAGATCTGGTCTCTGCCCAAGATTAGGACCCAAAGCAGTGTAGAAATTATTATCTGTCGGATTAAAGACCACATCATTAAGGAAATAAGGTATAACAGATTGCCAAGTAGGAAAGGTAATAGGATCGGGTGAGTTTGAAGTCGCTGATACATTTGTTCCATTATTCTTAACTATAATTTGATAATTCTTACCATTAACTGCATATTCACTATTAAAGAAGTTTTCAAAGCTCTCAAAGAATGAATATAAAATATTATCCATATAGATCTTAACATAATCGCCCCCAGGAGTTGAAGCAACATAAGCGCCTGCTGTCGTCTCAGCATTTAAAGTTACTATTTGTGTTACTGGATTAAAAGTCAAATAAGGCGGATATGTAGCGGGCGAAGGGCTTCCCGATGCATGCATTGCTTCAAAAGCACTAGCAAAGGCAGCGTTAATCATATCTATCATATTTTGATATGAATAAACGAAATAATAACCAGCTTCGCTAGAAGATGTAACAGTTAATGGATTATATGAAATAAATTGCTGATAATCATTTCCACCAAAAGATAAAGTAATTGAATAACTTGGCACCAATGTAGAAGTTAAAAGAACTGGACTAGCTGGATTATATGGCATTGTAATAACTTTGCTGTTTCTGTCTTCATAAACTGTTGGAGCAAAGACGAATATAGGGACATTTTGACCAGGTACTAAAAATCGGACAATTGATAAATAATATTCTGAAGGATCATCAATAATTGGCTGGACCCTATTTTCTACGAATTCAGCTTGAATTGAAAAATCGTTCTGGTTTGAGATGATAACATTATAATAAATGTGATCCTCACTATCATACACATCAGATTTCAATTTTGAAGACATTATATTATCATAATAGATTATTATTGTATATTACCCGTAAGTAATGTAACAACATCATCCGGTGAGAAACCTTTATAACTTCTTAAAATCTTTGCATATTGATCTACGGGTATCTTTTTATTTTGTAATCTAATTATTACATGTCTCCCACATGTACTAACATCTGATAAATCCTTTTGTAATTTATGTTGATTATATTCAACTTTATAACCCGATTTATATAACAAATAAGTTAATAAAGGATAATTTGTATCATTTTCCTTTCTAAAATTTTTAGGAATAAATTTCAATTCATCATCTGGTTTCATACCATAAGAATCAAAAAATGTTATGACGCCTTTTCGCGCTTTATATAATGCAACCCAATGACCAAATCCTTGTGAAGTTTCATAAAGAATAACAACATTATCATGTTTTTTAAATAAATCATCTATATTATTATATTTTCTAAGATCAGCATACGTCATAATTAATGCATTGCGATTTAGCGCTTTATAAATATCATCTCCTGATAAAGCTATTTTTTTTAAATCATTGATAACTTTCTTAATCATATAACTTACATTAGATAAACACCATGTTCATACACAACATACATCGGATAAGTTTTATAAATACAAACCCATCGAGATGGTAATTTTACAATTCTTTGTATTTGCTCTTTAGAAAGACCACAATATTCTTTCAAAAATGAATTAATTGCATGAAATCCACCACCTTTCGGAAATAAAACGACACATTGACTTTCATTTAATACTTCCCTAGTAGTTTTATAATTTAGAACTTGATGAGACGTTGAGATTGTACTAATATTAGCTTTTCGACCAGTTTGCAAAATATCATCTCTTAATGATCTAACTGCTTTTGTTATATCCTTATCTCTAAATGTATCTATATCATCAAAAATACAAAGACTATTATATAACTCTTTTAATCCATCAATAGGTTTCTCTATCATCTTTTTATCAATTTTTATATATTTACATTTTAGATCTTTAAAGGCTGGGTCTGGATCAGTTGCACGTGTAAAAATAAATATTGGGTTATCAGGATGTATTTTACGATATTGTTGAGCATAATTTTTCGTAAAAGTTGATTTACCAGCTCCCGATGGTGCACCAATATATAAGTTTTCTACTTGGTTCTTTTCCATTCGAGGTAAAATTTGCAAATAACCATCATCTAAATGAATTTCCTTTTTTAGACGATCATTAACTATTTCTTTTGCTTCACTATAAATTTTTTTAGCTATTCTCGTCTTTGGTTCTTTTTTATATTTTAGGGCATTTCTTAACTCTTCTCTTTGTTTAAAACCCATCCCATAACCCTCTTTATGTTGACCTTCAAGATAACCAGCATCTAAATAATCATATGGGTCATAATCATAATCAGGATTATCATAATCATAATCTTCTTGCTCTGTCTCATCATCTGTTAATTCTTCTAGATCTCTTTCTACTTGTTTTCTGCTCTTACTGCCTCCTCGAAGTGTTCCACAGCCTCCCGTCTTAACTCCGCAATCCTTACAACATTTTTTCTTCTTACAATGATCTCCACATTTTTCACAACATTTTTGTGAAGGATCATAAATATGAATCATTTCGCCATCATGTTTACCCCCATTAATTCGTACGATGGGGCGACCTCTTGAAAATGATAACATTTAAATATAATCTAAGATTAGATTTAAAAAACTAAATAAAACCTTGAATTGCGAGGACATAGTTTTTATATCAGATGCTAAAAAATTAAACTACTTTAGTTTTAGATGGTTTAGCTCCAAAAAATTTTTCTTTTTGCTTAATTTCCATGGTCTCATCAATCTTAGGAGTTTCATAGTCTGGGTTTAAAATTTTCGTAACTGCTAAAGTGCATTGAACCAACTTATCTAAAGTTTCATGATAAATCTCTTGGTCTGGTAGATATTCCATATTTATACAGAATTCTAATTTTTCCCCAATATCTGTCAAATCTTCTACCATTTTCTTAAGATTGAGTTCTTTCGCATAAAATTCCTCGAGCGCTGAAATTCGTTCTTGTAGGTCTTCTAGTTGTGATGATATAGACATATATATTTAAAAACTATAATAATATTTATTTATTTCCGTAATGTTCGATAAAAAGCAATTTAGCGACCATTGGTAACCAATCTTCGAATTTCATTTTAGTTAAAATAGCATACTTAGCAATCGAATAATAGGGCTCTAATGATTTAAATTTTTCCAAAGATTTCATCATATCTTCATCGGCTTTACGAATTTTCTTTTCTTTTATTGCTTGAGGATATTTACCAGCATCTTCATAAGCTAAATCATGAG